GCCGGGGGTGTTCCCCGTAGGCGGTAGGAACGACTCGTTGGCGACGGTGCCGAGGATCGTGACCGAGGTCCCGTCAGTGCCACGTGCCCCAGTCGGACCTGTCGGGCCGACAATCCCAGTCGGGCCAGTCGGGCCCTGCCCGCCTTGCGCCCCAGTCGGCCCCGTCGCACCGGAGACACCTTGGATGCCCTGCGCCCCAGTCGGACCAGTTGGGCCAGCGACACCCTGCGAACCCGTGTTTCCAGCGACACCCTGCGGCCCAGTCGCACCCGTCGGACCCGTCGCACCAGTCACACCAGCCGGGCCAGTCGGACCGTCAGCGCCGTCAGCCCCGGTCGGGCCGATCGGACCGACCGCACCACCGGGACCTGTCGGACCAGCGTCCCCGTCGGCCCCAGTCGGCCCCATCGCACCAGCAGGACCAACCGGTCCAGACGGACCCGTCGGACCCGCAACACCCGGAGCACCGACAACGCCCTGCGGGCCAGCGACACCCTGCGGGCCAGTGGCGCCCACGTTCCCAACGTCGCCCTTGTCACCCTTGTCACCCTTCGGGCCGACAGCGCCAGCAGCACCAGCGAGCCCCTGAATGCCCTGCGGGCCAGTCGGACCAGCGACACCCTGCGAACCGGTGGCACCCGTGGGGCCCGTCGGACCGCCACCGGGACCCGTCGGACCAACAGGCCCCACAGGACCGGGCACACCCTGAGGCCCAGTCGGACCCTCAGCGCCCTTCGGCCCAAGCGGCCCGGGCGGGCCAGCAGTCATCCCCGGAGAACAGCAATCCATCGACGTGGGACGGGTACCCTGCCACACCGGCTCCTGCGAAGCGCGCCTGTCAGGTTGAGGCATCGACCCCAACGTCGGACGTGGAGGCGCGACAGGAGCAGACCCGACCACCTCAGGTCGTTCGATGTCTCCCGGGTTGCTCGACATTGCGCCTCCTCAGCACGGGGTCGTGCAGTACACGTCCTCATCTTCGATGTACACACGCTGGCCGACCGGCATATCCTCGGGGATCGCCGAACGAGTCGCCACACCGAGAGCCCCAACAAGCGGGTCCTCAGCACCAACCAGCGGCCCCTTGCCACTGCGTTCCTGCCACGTCATCCGCTTGTCCACCATGCGCATCCAGTCCGTGATGCTCACCTCAGACGCCATGTTCCGGTTGCGGCTCATCCCAACTCCTCCTCAGGCGCCTGCAACGTGGAGATCGTCACGTTCTCCCCAGTGGCATCCTCCGTCACGAACACACGGTCCAACTTGTGCCACTGCTCCTCCGAGAACGTCCGGCACAAGTCACTGGCAATCGCCTTCATCCACGACCCAGCGACCAGATCGTTGATGTCATACGGGGCCTGTGGCGTCAGGACCGTGTTCTCACTGACCCGGACCCGCACCGGCTGCGGGAACGAGTTGGACAGCAGACCAGCGGCCTGCTCACCCCACGACACCAAGTCAGCCGACGACGGCACCTCAGCCCCGGCAGCCTTGTTGTAACCAGACACCACATGGTCGATGTACCCGTACTTGGCAATCGCCCACGCAGGCGCAGCCCGCATCGACCCGTACCCGTTGCCATTCGTCACAACGACCCGGGTGGCGAACTCGTTGCCGTACTCCACGATGGCGAACCCGTTGGAGCAATACTCCGACCGCAGCGGCTCCTCGATCGTGCGCCACCTGTACTGCGTGTCCCAGAAGTTGATCTGCCGCCCGATCACCGAGTAGTCCATGCCGTGATCCTCAGCGAACTTGTCGAAGTCCTCCCACGTCGTCATCGACCACTTCTGCGCCGCCTTGGAAGTCTTGGGTTCCTTCGGCCCGACCTGACGCTGCACCCCGGCGGCACCGTTCCACTTGTCTCCCAGCGGGGCGAACGTCCAGTCCCGCAGCAGACGCTCCATGTGCCAACCGCAAGCCACCGCACCCGACCCCGCAGTCGAGTAGTCGTAACCGCTGGGCAGGACCGTGTTCTTCGCCACCCACAGGATGTCCGACGCGTACAGATCAACCATGTCCGTCTCATACTCGATGCGGGTCAGGATGCCCTCCCACACCTTGACGCCGGACCGGAAGATGTGGACCTCGTGGTACCCAGTCTCCAACTGGCCCAACTGGTCGCAGCACCCACCACGACCGTTGACCACGATCGTCGCCGACGAGATGTCGTCACGGACACGGGTCCACGACACCCTGATCTTGTCCTCAGTCAGATCGAGGAGGACCGTCTGCCCGCCACGGTCACGTATCTCCACCTGATGCTCGCCGCACCCGAGTTGCGCCATCAGGGAGTTGCCCGCCCATGCAGCGACACCTCAACGACGAGCGGGCCCCCAGCGGCACGGTCCACATGGAGGACGTACTCTCCGCTGTTCGGCAGGGCCACTCTCGGCCACAGGAACCGGGTGCCGTCAGCGGCGCGGACCAGCGCCCCGTTCACGCGTTCCACCCCACCCGACGTGGTGTAGATGCGCTTCGACCGGCGGTCCAGCCGCACAATGCCGCCCATCGGGATCGCCGGGACACGGGCGTCCATCACCGGCTCACCGTCGCGCAGCAGGGTCAGGCGCACATCTTCGGTGTGCGTCGTCGGAGACAGGACAATCTCCGGTGTCACCTCAAGCCCCCACACCGGGCGGGTCAGGACCATCTCCTGCCGCTCCCACACGGTGCGCTGCGGCAGGGTGCGCTCCACTGGGATGGGGACGTTCGCTGGCTGCGGCACCGTGACAGCGAACACGTCCACCGGCTCATCGACAACGATCAGAGGATCGACCGTGGGCACCGACTCCATGGGCACCATCTGCGGGGTGACCGGTGCGTAGATGCCCGGGTCAGCGCAGGCGATGATGAACTCCACCTCAGCCATCGCGCCACGCGCCATCTCCACGCGTCGCAGCACAGTCGGACCGATCGTGAGCCGTGTGTTGTAGAACGAGCGGAGACGCGGCTCCACACACTCACCGATGCACGTCGGGTCGTCGCACTCTCCCGCTGTCAGCGACGGGCAACAGTCGAACAACTCCGTGTACCCGTTGGCGCAGTCCTGATCGGAGTCGATGGACCGCAACCATTCCAGCCCGAACCCCAACGCGCAGTCCGACCCGGCGACGAGCACAGCCCGCACCGTGATGGTGCGCATCATGTTCGTCAGCGATCCGATGAACCCTCCGCCACCGGCGCGGGCGATCGTGGTGATGTTGCGGGTCGAGTCATCGACGTTCTGGATCGTCACACCCATCACACCGAGGAAGTCGATCGCGTCCTCGTTGGACCCATCACCCCACCACGGCGGCGGGTTGCCGTTGTCGGCGTCGATCTTCGGGGTCACGTACGGCCCGCCGTACGGCTTCGTCACGCTCACGCACTCGGTGCAGCCCTTGACCCATCCAAGCCCAGCAGCCTTCGCGTACTCATGGGCGCGGTGAGTGTTCACGACCTCATCACCGTTGATCGCCAGCCAACCGTTGTACATGTGCGCCTCCTACCCGGCCATCGCCACGGAACGGTTGAGCACCTGCGCGGCGACCACCCGGGCGTCAATGCCGGGGGTGGTGATGTTCCAGTTGTTCGTGACCATGGAACTGTTCGCGGGCGCCCCGAAGGGGATGATCTGCGCCGAAGGTGCCGCCCACGACCCCCCGCCACCACTGCTACTCACACCCGGCAGCCACGACGGCAACTTGGGAATGACGATCCGCTTGAACCAACTGACAGCAGACTTGATCCACCCAACCAGCGTGGACATGGCGCTGATGAGCGGCTTGACCCAGCCGAGCAGACCGTTGAACACGAGCCCCCCAACTCGCATCATGAGATTCATCGCGTCAATGACCATCCCGATGAACTTCATCAGGCTCACAAGCCACTCCCTGTTCTCCGGGGAGTCCAACGCCTTCAAGAACCTGCCGACGGCCTTGAGCATTTCCCAGAACTCAAGCCCGATCTCCTTGGCGCTGTCGAACCATTCCTGCAACTTCCCGTTCTCAGACACCGTGATGATCCAATTGTGGAACTCCTCAATGCGGGCGAGAATCCACCCAAGGAACCCCTCAGCCGCACCGACCGTGGCCTCAGCCGTGAACAGGTCATGCAGCGTCAGCCCGATCTCCTTGAGGACGGCCCACATCTGCGACGCGATGTCCCACGCCTGCTGGAAGAACTCTGCGATCGAGTTCTGCCCCTCCGCGCTGCCAGCCCAATCAGCGAAAGAGCCAGTGGCCTTCGCCAAGTTGTCGGCGAACTTCTCCGTCAGCGGGGCGATCGCGGCGAAGAAGTTCGTGAAGCCCTCGAACAGGTTGGCAGCCGTAGCCCCAAGAGAGTCGATGATCTTCGCCGACGACTCCCACATCTTGTTGAAGTTCCTCAGGAACACCTCGTTGCGGCCCAGCAGCAGGAACCGGTCCACAACATCGCCCATCGCACCTGAGACGAGGACGAGCCCCCTCTCCACAGCCTTGATGAGCGGCTTCGACTTGTTGAGCGCGTCAGCCATGCCCTCGAAGAACGCCTCACCTGCGGCCTTCTTCAACCCGTCGAACTGCTTGAGCAGCGGCTCCATGGCCTTGACCGCAGCCCGTGAGTTGGGGCCCAACTTCGCCAGTTCCTTGTTGTACGCCTTGAGCGCTTCGGCCTTCTTCTTCGGGTCCGTCTCGTTCATGTACTTGTACATGGCGCCGATGGCCTTGCCAGCCTCCCACGCGCCGAGCGCCGCCCCAGCCAGACCCACACCCATCGCGCCGAGCGCTGGGACGAGGATCAGCACACCCGCGAGGGTGTAGTAGATCGCTGACCCGAGCGCGACAACACCAGCGGTGAGCGCGCTGACTGCGGTGACCGCTAGTGACAGAACAACCTGCATCGCGCCGACGGCGAGGGCGATGGCGACGACCGCGCCCTGCGGGGTGCCCGCGAACGCGGCCAGCGACGAGCCGAACCGGGATGCGCTCAGCCCGGCCTGTTGGAGCATCGGGTTGATGATCTTCCCGAACACCCCGTCGGTCTGGTTGCCGAGGTTGAATATCTTGCCACCGACCTTCTCGAACATTCCGCCGATGAAGTCGAACGTGGTCTTGAAGGAGTCGGCGACACCGGCGCCAAGGCGGATCACTCCGGCCAGCGCATTGGTGATCGTGTCGAACCAGCCACCGGTGCCCATCCGGCGCAGCGAGTTGCGCAGGCGCAGCGTCCACCTGTCGAACTTCCCGCGCGACTTGTCGAGGTCACGGTCGATCTGCTTGCCGAAGTTCACGGTGTCCGCGAACACCTGCACATAGACGAAGCCGACAGTGTTGCCTAGGGCCATGGGGACACCTCCGAGGCCAGACTAGCCGGGTGACGGCTTGGAGACACCGAATGCGCCCGCGAACGCTGCGAACTGCTCCAAGTCCTGCTCCACGGTGGCCTGCGTGACAGCCCTACCCGGGATGGGGGCCCACAACTGCGACCTCCACTGGTCCAACTTGTCAGGCTCGATCCGCTGGACACACCACATGTAGATGGCGTTGAGGAACCTGTCCAGCGGGAGCAGCATCAGGTCTTGGCCGTGGAGCGCCGCTTCGCCGTCGATTTCGACCCAGCGCTCTTGCGCGATGAGGCATAATCTGACGGCGACTTGGTAGGGCGGGCGGACCACTCCTCAAGCAGGCCCTCCACAATCTCATTCACCGTGTCGAAGTCGAACGGGTCATCACGGTCGAGGAGACGCTTCCGGTACATGTCCTTCGCCTCGTCATCGAACAACCCGTCGAGGAAGTCGATGACCGCTGCGATGCTCTCAGGGACCTCGCGGCTGTCGGCCTGCGCAGCGACAAGCATCGCCATCTGGCCGGGGGTCGGCGGGTACGCTGTGAACTCGTCTCCGTCGATCGTGAACTGGATCGGTTTCGCGCCTTCCAGCGCCGATGGCGCTGACCGTCTCGCGGCTGTCTTGAACTCAAGGCTCAACGTGGACCTCCCTAGTGGACGTTGCTCTGCGAGTGTAGCGTTCCTGCCGCCAGAATCTCACTAGTGGGAATCAGGGTCGCCACACCCGGGCGCCGACTGTGTTCATGATCCGGCCCGGGGTGAACGTGCGGGTGTACTTCCGGGTCGAATGCTTGAACGCGTGCTCCAACACGTGCTGCCCAGCCCGACCGCTGGTGCCTGCGTAGTGGAAGATCGCGCCGCCGTGCCGGGTCCACCCGAACGTCTCCCACTTGCCGAACGCCCCGATGAGGACTTGCTTGTTCCCCACCTCCACGTAGTCACGCATGTAGGTGTACCGGACGGCGCGGTTCCGGCCCTGCGCCCCGTAGTGGCCCGGCCACGCCTTCGCGTAGAACCGCTGCCCGAACCGGGTGTCCGCTCGGCCTTCTTCTACCACCCACGCGTGCGGTGCCGTGTTCCAGATCGTGCGCTGCACCCAGTGCCCGTTCGACCCCTTGCCCGAGGTCTTGAACGACTGCTGGTACGTGCCGACCTTCCCACCACGATGCGTTGCATTCAGTGGGTTGTTCCGAGGCGACCGTGAGATGGCCCGCATCTTCGTGCGGAACGCGGTGTTCTTCAACGAACGCGCTACCCCACCCGAACCGGTCGTGGTGTTCAGCGCTTTGATGACCAAGGCGTCAGGGAAGTAGGACTTGACCCATCTAGCCATCGAGGCCCACCGTCAGGTCCCACGCACCCCCCGCGCAACCACCGTTCGGGCCGAGCGGGGTGTACGCGCCGATCGCGTACTCACGGAAACCGCAGCAGGCGATGGCCTTGTGGATGGCACCCATGTCGGAGATCAACCCGAGGGTGGCCTCCAACATCTCGCCCTCATCTGGCAGTTCACCGCCCTCACCGATCGTCGGCGCGCAGCGCAACGCCCCGACCTGCAACGACGCAGCGAGCGGCGCCTCACACTTGGCGAACTCGACAGCCCCGGGGAACGCGTTCGATGGGAACACCGTCTGGACGACGATGAAACCCATCCCGCAGTTGTCGCCCGAGCATTCCCCGCAGTAGTCCCACGCGGGTGTCTCCCCGGGAACCACCCCGCAGAAGCATGTCGGCCCGGCCCCCTCGCTGGCGAGCAGATCACACAGGCAGTCAGTCAGTTGCCCGATCATGGAAGCGAGCCGTGTCGCGTAGAGGGTCACGGGGTCGGCGCCTCAGCCGGTGACCCCTGCCACGTCGTGTACCGGTGCTTCGCGGGAACCAGATCAGGGGACCACACCTTCGGCGGGGTGCGATGCACGTATGGGTTGACCGACGTGAGGAACGCGTCCACCTCGCGGATGCCAGTCATCCCATCGGGGAACATGCCCGTGCTGATCTCCATGGAGATGCCCTGACGGGCGATCGACGTGACCGACGACGGCAGCCGACACTTCCCACCCGAACACGCCTTCGTGAACTCGCACGTCAGCACACCGGCGGCCCACGCCCCAGCAGCGCCCGGCACCACACCGGGCACGTACCAGATAGCCATGGTGCCCTCGTCGTCCACACCCTTGTCCATCTGCTGACAGGTGGGCCACTTCGACCCATCGGTGCGGATCAGACGGTTGCCGTTGTCCACCCGGTAGGCGTCCACCGACAGGGTGACCCCATCGACCTTGACCTGCCACACCTCAGCAACCGGGCCGGGGAGGACGATCTCCTCCAACCGGGCGCAGGAGCACCCCGACTTGCCGCACTGGTTCAGCCCAGCCGTGACGCACACGTTGCACTGCGCTGACAGAGCCGGGCGGACAAGCACCGGGCAGTTGCCGACCTGACCCCCGCTCAGGACACGGAGTGTGTCCCAAGCGAGGTCCACGGCCTTGCACAGCAGCGCATCATCCAAGTCGCCCCAGTTCTCGCAGCACGACATGTCCGGCGACCACGGCACACACGATCCGCACTGGGAGCAGTCACCCACCGGTCCTCCTAAGGGTTACCCCTCAGGCGAGGGGGAAGGCGACGCACCCGTCAGTCGCAGCCGGGGGCGCGACCTCCGTGTACAGAACAGCAAGGTGATCGTTCGGCTCAAGCGCCTCAGCCAACTTCGCTGGGGTGGAACCTGCCCCGAGGACCACATCGTACGGGCCCACGTCCCACGTGTTCCCGTCCTTCGACTTGGCCCCGCTGATCGTGAACGACACCGCCGCGTTCTCGATGGTGAAGTCTCCGACGACACCGGCCTGCATGAAGGGCAGCAGAACGTACCCGAAGGCACCCTCGCCACCCGCGCACGCGACACCGGGGACACCGGCCCACACCTCAAGTGCGAACGCCTTGTCGCAGGCGTTCACATCGGTGTTCATCTTGAAGCCGACGACATCGCCCGCCTCGTTGGCGATGGTGGACTGGCCCGTCATCATCGCGTACAGGCAGGGGTCCACATCGCAGAACACGATCTCAGCGGTGTACCCCTTGAACTCGGGGCATCCGGGGTCCCGAACGCAGGTCTTGCCGTTCGCGTTCTTGACCTCGATCTCCTCAGCCTCGTTGATCTCTGCGGTGAGGCCGACGCTGACGAAGCCTTCGCTGACGTTCACCGACTCATCGCCGGTGATGGGGACGCCGCAGGCGTCCAACTGGGTGACGCGCATCGTCCTGCCCCTGACGAGGGGGAAACTGCTCTGTGCCATCTTGGATTCCTCCTGTTACGGGGCGGGGGTGACGGTGATCTTGGCGACGGTGCACTCGATGAGCGGCACAACGGTCCGCTCGGCGATGGCCCGAGGCGGGCCGCAGGCGCCCCCACCGTCAAGGTCTTGTCCGGGTGCGATCCGCGAGTCGAGCGGGCCACGAAGGATCGTGACCTGACCAGACGCGTACACGGTGGTGCCGGTCACGGAGCCGTACCCGGCGCCGTTCGCCACCGGAGTGCCCTGCGCCGTGGTCAGCGTTCCGTCGAGGCCGACGACGACAACATCAGCCGCGATGGCCTCCGTTGTCGCACCGCGACCCATGTGGATCACTCCGAGCCCGGCGTAGTTGTCGGCCAAGAACTCCTCAGCCGTGGCGATCGCGGCCACCACCGAAGCGGTGTCTACCGGTGCCCCAGCCAGCGAGTCGAGCAGCCCAGCGACGTGCTTCTCGACGGCGTACTGCTCCTTGAGGTCCAGCCCAGCGCGGACGCGGGACTCGAACCAGTCAGTGTCACCACCGAGCAGGTTGCAGTCGATCCCGTCGTACACGGTCGTGGGATCACCTGTCACGAGGTCGAGGCCATGGAAGTCCTTGAGCGTCGGCGTGCCACCGACGTTGCACGGCGTGGCCGGGTAGCCGTAGCCGCAGTTCCCATCTGACCAGTGCTCAGCCTGCGTGCAGGCGTCGGTCTGGTACTCCGCTCCCAGCAAGTCATGCGGGTCAGAGGTGTTGATGACGCGAGCGACCGCGTACAGACCGCCGACCTTGGGGGCCGGTGCTGGCACCTCGACGTATCGACGCGCCTTTGTGATGTTCGGCACTGGACCTCACCTCCTCACGGGGTGGGTGGTCCGGTGGGGCCGACAGGTCCGGCCAGCCCCACCGGAGAGGATCACGCGATCGCGGTACCGAGGCAGACGGCCTTCTGCTCACCGGTCAGACCGCTCGCGCAGGTGTCGAGGGTCACGGCCCACGTCTCGGCGCAACGCTGCACAGCGAGGATGCCCTCCTCCACGAAGATGCCCGTGTAGGTGTTGGACTCAAGGCCCACGCTGTCGTACACCGCGTCCAGCGAGATGACATCGGCGGTGCCCATTGTCCACGTGCCAGCCGGGTAGATCAGCACGTCAGCGGACGCCGGGACAGCGGTCGGTGTCGCACCCGGGCGGGCCGGGACGGTGAGGTTCTGGAAGTCGCGGACCCACTGGACCTTGATGTTGCGGGCCGACAGGTTCGCCTCGACAGCAGCGTCGGTGACGCTGTTCCAGTCCTGACCGTTGCGCCGGGCCACGTCCATGCGCAGCAACGGCTGGTACCACACCGGGGCCACGACCTCGACGGAGGCATCCAGCGCCAGCGACCACTTCTGGCGCATGGCGATGGCCTCCCACTCAAGGGCGTCCAGCGCGAACGACGTGGCGCCCTGAGCGGCGGACACGACCGGGGTTCCGGCGCCCGTCTCGATCTGGGAGATCAGCCACGCGTTCTTCTTGTGGGCGTGGGCGACGAGCGCGCCCTCGATGTACCGGCGAACCAGTTCCGGGTACGCGGCGTTCGTCAGGATCGGGACCTTGACGCACATGCCCACCGCGTCGAGACGGACCTCCTCGAAGTCGGGGCAGTCCACCTCGCAGCAGACCTTGCACTCACCGGCGATGGCCTGCGCCTCGGTCTGGTGGAACCCACACCCGGCGTAGATCGCGGAGAAGTCGGGACCCGGGGTGTAGCGGATGCCGCCACGGGTGACGCCGAACTCGGGCAGGTCGAGCAGCCCGGCTGCGACCTCCAACTGGCACATGTCGTACACCGTCTCGGACGGTGCGCACCAGCCACCGGCAGCGACGAGGGAACCGCCGGGCAGGCGGGACTCCTCACCGGCCTTCTGGACGAGGGAGAAGTCGTCGTACTGCGCGCCCTGCACGAGGTCGCCGTGGTCCTTGCGGATGATGGCGGCACCGAAGCGCTGGCGGACGGCTGACGGCGAGTTGCGCGGCATCCCCTTGAGCCGGGCGACGAGCGCCTGACCTGCGACGCCGAGATCGTCCATCTCAGCACCGGCAGAGAAGCCGGGCACGTCAGCGGACGCGATCAGGGAGGCGGTTGCCCGGGGGGCGGCAACAACCTGCGCGGGGGCGTTCTGGGCGGCGCGGGCGACCGGGCTCTGGGCAGAGGCGGCGACCGGCTCGGGAAGGTTGTCGCTCACGACGTTCTCCTCGTTCTCGATGGGGGTGGGTGCCTCCTCCTCCACCGGAGCAACCTCGGCCTCGACCTCGGCCACGGGGGCCTCGTCCTCGACAGCGGCTTCCTCGGTGACCTCGGCGGTCTGCTCTGGCACGGTTGCCAGCAGTTCAGCGGCACGCTGTGCGCGTGCGGTCGCAGCCTCGACGCGAGCGGTCTGCTCAGCGCGGATGGACTGCACGAGGGGCGCGATGCGCTCACCCTCGGCGATGGTGTCCTCGTCGGACTCGGCGGTGATGCCGAGTTCCTTGAAGGCGTCGATGCCCTTGTTCAGAGCGTCGTTCAGTTCGTCGTCAGACAGGTCGGTCAGGTTCTCAGGAATCTGGTACTCGGCCATGGTGGCTCTCCCGGTTCGATAGGAACGGTCAGGTTCCCTCGCTCCGCGAGGCCAGTCACAGGGCTACTCCATGTGTCTGCTGATGCGAACGGTACATCACACCGCACGCATCATGCAGCAACTACGCCTTCTTCTGTCTCCAAGTGCCGCCGACCTTGCGAACAAGCGCCAACGCGGCAGTCCGAGAATCGACCTCAGTGACCTTGCCGTTGGGGTCAACAACCTCGTACGTCTGCTTGTTCTTCGCTCCACCGCATCCGCAGCCCATGTCAGACCTCCATGTCCGTCAGTAGCGATGCGACGCGCAACGCCTTCGTATCTTCCAACAGCGCAGCGGCCCGCGCACGGCGACTTGCCCGCGCCTCCACCTCATCGGCCACTGCGGTCACCAGTTCCGCCACAGCGCCTTCAACGTCTGACTCCGACCCAGATTGCTGAACCACACCAGCGGCGACCAACGCCGACTGGTGCCCGCCTGATGCGGCGAGTCCGGTCCGGGGGATGGGGAACCCGGGGACGTTGACGACGAGGGCTGCCACCAGTTCCAGATTCCCACGGATGTTCCTCCAATCACCGGACAGCGACCCAGCGCGCAGTGCGCTGATCTGGTCATCGGTCAGACCTCGGCGCACCGAGCCCGACACCCAGATGCCGAACTCATCCTCGCCAGCGGCAACGTCGGCCACGACCGTCCCCGTGTTGTCGTAGTGCGCGGCAGCCGCCCGGGCCTTCGCGCTCAGCGGGGCGTGCCCGGTGTCCATCGTGATCTGACCGACGGCCATCTCCGTGCCGCTGTCAGTTGTGACCACCCCGGTGCGGAAGTACGCGTACGAGGAGTCCGACATGGGTGCCTCGACACAGGTTCCGGGGATGCCGATGTGGCAGGTGCCCCATGTGGCGAGGTGCCCGTAGATACGCCCGTCGTCGGTGACCTTGATTGGAGCAGGTCCAGAGAACTTCGGATCGAGGAACCACTCCGACGGGGCGCACCACCCACCGGCTGCGACCAGCCCCAAGGCGGCGGCGACAGTCTCACCGGACGCCACCGAACGCTTCGCGCCGCACGGCGGGTTCCCGGGACGCCCACACTCGCCCGGCCAGTACCCGAGCGCGTCGTGGTGCCACTGGGCGGTGGTCCGGTTGAGGAACCGGGGGCTGACGTACTTGGCGAGGTGTGCCCGTAGGCGGCGGAAGTCACCGGGGGTGCCCCACCCGATCTTCGCGTACCCCTCCTGACCGGGCTTCGTCCAGTAGTCGTGGATGCGCTTCGTCTCCACCGGGTCAGTGACCCAACCCGGGCCACGCTTGAACTCGGTAGCCGACGCGGCCAACGCCTCGGTGTCCTCCGACCAACCCTCTGGGATCAGGTCACCCTTGCCCAACGCGTTGGCCCGCTTCTTGATGTGAGCCTTCGCCTTCGCGGGGTCGGACGCACGACCGATCGCTTGGATCGCGTTGCGCAAGTCCTCCTCGTCAGCGATCGGGTAGGACCCGTCAGGCAGCGCCCACCCCTTCTCGATCATGGCCTTGCGCTGCGCGGTGTCGTAGTCGCGGAACGGCAGCGGCTCGTCCACGAACGGCGCCAGCACCGGACCGGTCGGCGACGCGACCAACGGTTCCGGCTCATCCGAAATCTCACTTGTGGGATTCTCGACAATCCGAAGTCCGATGGAGATGTACGCCTCAGCGAAAGCCGGGATGGAGCACATCGTGGCCGCGCTGATCCGGCCCTTGGAGAACAGCATGTTGTCGCTGTCCTCGGACTCCATCGCCATCTCAGCCTGATCCACGTCCACGGACACACCGCGCAGGTGGCCCTCAGCGACCAGCCCGATCACCTTGTCCGCTTCCTCCGTGTCAGCGAACACCCCATCACCGATGAGCATGTTGCCCTCACGGGTGATGTTCGTGATCTGCCCGATGATGATGGAACCCTCGTGGCCCATGCCCGACTTCTCCTGCCACAGCAGCGGCAGGGGCAGGTCACGCCACGTCAACGCACCTTCGGCGAACTTGCGGCCATCGCCGGTGTACACACCTTCGGGGACGAGGACCCCGTGCCATGGCACCGGGTGCTCCTCCATCAGCGCATCGTCGTCCACGCCTTCCACGTCGATGGTGTCATCGTCTGCGGGGCGTTCCATGACTTCGGTGTCGTCCATGATGTCCTCCTCGCCGTCAGCGTACTGGGCGATCTCGTCTGCGCTGTTGTGCTGTAACATGGAGACATGGGAAACATCCGTGCGCCCCTCGCCGACCGTTTCTGGGCCAAGGTCACCAAGACTGACGACTGCTGGCTGTGGACCGGAGCGGCCAGCAGCCAGCGCAACAGGCAGCCGTACGGGAACATCTGGGTCTACGAGGTCGGCGAGAAGGTCGCCGCTCATCGCGTCTCGTGGCTCCTCCACCATGGACAGTGGCCGACAGGTGTCATCGACCATCGCTGCGACAACGGACTGTGCGTCCGTCCCGAACACCTCATCGTGTCCACTCACCGCGAGAACATCCGTCGCGGCAACAGCCCGTCGGCCATCGCCTCCCGCACTGGCGTCTGCCAACGCGGCCACTCCGAGTGGGGCGTCAACAACCGGGGCAAGCGCTTCTGCCGAGTCTGCGCCAGAGCCCGCACCCGCCGTTACCGACTCGTTGACCAGATCGCTGGGACCTAGAACGCAACGGCAATTCAGCCAGCACTCCGGGTCACCGACGGGCTGGGCGGGGAACATCATCCCGATCCCCCCACACACCACGAACGGTTCGTTCCAACGGACTGTCTGACCGTCGGCCTCGATGTGGAAAGGGCGCACCTTGTCGTCACGTCGTGACAACCACTGCTTGAAACCACCGCCCCCCGTCTCCTCGGACCCGGCCAACTTGGCGCCGTTGACGATCGCAGTCCCCAACCAGTCAGCGATCCGCCGAGGGTTCGACGCCTCGACCACCGCGTCGAGTCCGGGCTTCACACGTGCGTAGAACCAGTCCCACGCCTTCTTCGGCGTGTCGTACAGGGCGAACGGGGACATCTGCTCCGCGCCGTACTGCGCGACGAACGTGTCGAACAGGGGGTCGGCGATGTAGTCGGAGAAGTCGGTCCCGACGAGCCCGGCGTCGATCGCTTCGGTGATCGCGTCGAGCAGCGCGGCGGAAGCCGCCTCCATCTGTGTCAGGCGGGACAGCCGGAACTCCTCACGCTGCGACGGGCTCATCGCCTACCTCCCTGCTCCGGGTTCACGGTTCGATCACTCCTGCGGCGAGCAGCGACGCGAACATCAACTCACGTGAGTGCTGCGTCTTGTTGTTCAGCAGATACCGCACGTAGGAGTCGAGAGCGGCAGTCGTGAACGCGGTGTCCGGGGTCAGCCCATCCAGAGCCATGTCAGCGAACGACCATGTGCCGTCGAGGAGGCTGTCAGGATTCCCCGACGCGTACATGTACCGGCTGTGCGCGGGCACATCACCGAGCCCTTCGGCTTTCGCCTTCGCGTCGCACAACCTGTTCCCGGCGCGTTCCAACGCCCGGAACACCAGAACCTCACACGCGGCGGCGAGCCCGTCGCGTGACGCCCGGTCCTTCTCCGATCGGGCCCGCTCGGGGATGCGGTTCTCCGGGTGTTCCTTGAGGGACCGCCGGTTGTCGAGGACGGGGGTGATCTCCCCGTTCTCCCCGTCGGTGCTGACATCGCCGAGGTCGGCGCCGAGCAGCATGAGCGCGGCCTGCGTCTGCTCGGGGCTGGTCGAGCCGGTAGCGATCTTGCGGAGCAACCAGTCCCGCTTCTCGGCAGGGTTCGGTGCGTCCTCCGGGTTGAACCCTGTCTCCCGCAGCGCGGCCCGCCCGGACAGTTCGCCCCGGTCCCACAGTTCGATGGCTTCCCGGGACCGGTTGGGTCGCAACCTGATCTCGGCTGTGTCGGCGAGCACGTAGTAGTCGGAGGCGTCGGTCACCTGATCGGTGAGCGCGGGCCGCAGGTACGCGGTGGTCAGTGCGTGCGCGATGACAGCGAGACGCGGTTCGAGGTGAGACTTGATCGCCGCTTCGTCCACCAACCACGCATTCCAATGGTTGCTGTCACCCATCCCGAGGAGCACTTCGGGTGGGGTGTCGAGCCCGAGAGCGAGCCGGTGGATCGCGGCCTGCCGCATCGGGATGACGTTCTCATCCAACTCGGTCCAGAACGTCATGTGCCGGATGTTGCCCAGTTCGTCGCCGGGGGCCTGCACCACGACCGGCACGATCGCGGCAGCGTTGGACCGGTCAGCGATCGGTGTGGTCATCGCCTCACCGAGCATCTGCATGAACTGGTCCACCTGCGACGCCGAGGGGTCGGCTTCCTTCGGGGTGGGGAACGTGATCTCCTGCGGAATCCACAGGATGCCAGCCCCAGCGAGCCGGGATTCCAGTTGAGCGTTGACGTGCTGAGACAGGGTGTGGATCTCGTTCAGGTCGGTCAGGTTCGACCGGCACGGGCTGTCCGCGAGGTACGGCTCCCGGGGGTGTGGAGTCCACACCCGGATGCTCATGTCCTTGCTGGTCAGGGTGTAACGCTTGCCGTCACCGAAGTCGGCGGTGATCGAGTCCTTGCCTGACGTGTTCACCTTGTCGGACGCGAGGACAGCCCACTCTGTCTCGTTGCGGACAACGTGCTGGCATTCACCGGCGATCGTCAGGTGGACCCCGGACTGTTGGAGCATCTGCGACTGGCCCTGCATCCCACCGAAGTACATGTCGAGCGCTTCAACTGCGGGGCCGTCGTTCTGCACGGTCAGCACACCGTCGATGTCCTTGGCGACGACCAACTTGGCCCGCGACATGACGTTGCCCACCCAGTTGGCGACGAACCGCAGTTCACCGATGCTGTCGTAGTACCGCCACGCGTCACCTTGCCAACCCTGCGTCTTGCCGGTCGCGTTGCGGGTGACCGGTGGCATTCGGATGGCGCTGGCGATCAGCGAGTTCCGCTCGGGCACCGGATCGGTGCGGCGTGTCGTGCGGGTGCGGGCCATGTCATGCCTCCGGTGGGATGTCGCGGACATTCAGCATGGCTGCGAGATACGCGACCGCCAACCAGCCGTGGAACAGCCACCACGACCAATGCAGGTCTGAGAAGTACGCCCACCCGATGCTCGCAGCGGCGAAGTACGGTGCCACGCAGAACGGGCACTCGATGAGCGTCACCCACGACGACGTTCCCCACACTCGGTCCCACATTCGGCGGAACCACAGCATCGGGGGCCAGTCGTCGTCTATGACGAGTCGGGTCATGCGGGCGACGCCGAGTACGCCGACTGTCACTGCGGCGAGCAGCGTCGGCCAGTCAAGTCCCCACATGGCACCTCCCGCGAGCAGTATTGCAGCCGAACGTCACGCCACACCGCCTCTGACGAGCCGCAACTTCGTCGGGTCACCCAGCGTTGCCGGTGCGGCGCCGCGCACCAACTCGGTGCAGGCGTACACGAGGGCGTCAACTCGGTCCGGTGAGTCGGTGTCCACGTAGGGCTGCCATTCGGTCATCTGCCCTTCAAGGTCGGTGAACTGGCCGACGTGGTGGACGGTCCCTTCGCCCTTCTCGTACAGGCCGACGATCGGTTCGGCGCGCAGCGCCTTGGACCGCCGGGTGTGTCGCACGAGGATGCGGGCGTCGGTGTGCCCGGAGGTCCGCAGGGTGTGTTCGACCATTTCGCCGCCGAAGTTCTTCTCGGCGACGATGGCGTCGGCGGACCAGTTCTCGTATGCGGCGTTGGCGGCTTGCGCCCACCCGGAGGGTGAGTAGTGCCCGCTGCGATCTTCGAGGACGTACAGGTCTTTCCCGCTCTTGCCCACGACGACGATCGCTGTCTCGTCGGCGGTGGCTTTCTTCGACCCGGCTGGGTCCACCCCGACGACGATGCGGTCCAGTTCGGGTGCTTCGAGTACGCGGGCCCGTTCGATCAGTTCCCACTTCCACAGGGCACCTTCAACATCTTCGAGCAGTTCGGCGTCCAACTCTTGCCTTCCGAGTCGGGTGCCTTGGTACTTGTTGATGATCCGTTCGGCGAACACGGGGGACAGGTTGTCGAGGTTGGCGTAGGTCGATGCGGCGCTGACGCGGGTGGTGGGGTCGGCGAGCAGGGTCTTGAGCCATGGTCGCGGCTTGGGGGTGGTGGTGGCGATGACGCGGGGCCGTTTCCCGAGGCGCAACCCGAACAGCATCATGTCCCACACGTCTTGGACGAGCGCCCAGTGCGCGGGTTCGTCTGCCCACACGAAGTAGTGCTGCGGTCCTCGGAGCCGGTCGGGTTCTTCGGCTGAGTACAGGTGGGCGGTGGCCCCGTTGGGCCATGTCAGTTTCCGTTTGGACGGTTCGTAGAGGGGTCGTTTGCCGGGTGGGGCGGTGACCATGAGCCCTGATTCACCTTCGAGCATGATGTCGCGTACGTCGGCTCCGGTGGCGCCGATGAGCCCGATTCTGGGGACTTTCTCGACCATGCGGTGTGTCAGTTCGCTGCCGGTGCGGGTTTTGCCGGACCCGCGCCCAGATTTGAGCAGCCATGTGACCCATTGGTCGTCGGTGGGGGGTCGTTGGTCGGCTCGGGCGTGGTTCCATGCCCACTTGTCGTGTGGTTTGCCGTCGCAGTCGGGTGTGGGGCAGTAGAAGGGGCGCCAGTTCTCGTTCTGGGCGTCGCGTAGCGCGTTGAGGGCTTTCTCTTGCGCTGCCGGGGTCCACCTCTTGAACGCTTCGGGGTCAAAGTCCGTCATGGCGGGTCCTTCGCGGTCTGCTGGGTTTCATTCCGACGAGGAGAACATCGACGGGGATGCCGTGGATGGTTGAGATTTTCTCGGCGAGGACTTGCCGCATCCACCCTTCGCGGCTCATGTTGTTGTCGCGTGCGGTTCTTGCGCACAGTGCGGCGAGTTCGGCGCCCATGCGGACTTGGTTCCACCGCATTGTGGGTCGTTGTGCGAGGGCGTCGGTGAGTGGTGCGCCGAGGGCGCGTTCTTTCCAGTTGGGGTTGTTGATGGGGGTGGTGGTGTCGGCGTCGGCGGCGAGGATGGTGCCTGCGTCGGTGTCGGCTTGGCGCAGTTCGGGGTCGGTGGTTTGCCGACGGGCCCGGTTACCCTTCGAGGGCGACGACATCGGCTTCTTCGACTTCGCCGTGGATGTAGTTGGCGTTGCCGACCATGGTGTTGACCCAGTTGTCGATTTCTGTGGTGGTGGGTGTGTAGACGACAACTTCGGTGGGTTGGTCGAGGCCGAGGAGTCGGGCGTGCCGGTCGATGTCGTGTTCCTGCAGGATCGACAGGGACGTGGCGAACAGGTCTGGTGAGC